TCACCTATTTCTTCTGCAACAAACTTTTCTAACTTATTTGACCAATCCTTAAAAGTTAATTCTAACCATTTTGCTCTACCTTTCCCTCTGTGATTTAATGAGGTGTCTTCGTGTTGTGCAACTGCGTAAGGTGTATCATAAGCAACAACCGTTAATACTTCACCGTTTTTATTGCTGTCTACGAACCCACTTCTCTCAAGTGTGCTTTCGTCGTGTGGTACAGTTTTATTTGCTTCAGTTAATAATGCCTCTCCAGCTCTGTGATTAGCTTTTCTGGCTTTATTGATAGTATCACTTACTACTTTATCACCATACCATTTTAATGTTGCCATACAATCACCTACCTTAGCATTATTTCTACATTTGACAATTTACCTGTCATAGCATTATCATATCTATTAACAGCGATAATTTCTAATGGTTTAGTTGTCCACTCAAAACTGACTTCTGATTGTTCTTTAGGATTGATATCAGCAGAAGTGTGCAATTGTGAAGGAGATGTTATTTCATTGCCTTCCTCATCAAATGTTATTTTTTTCTTATGCACAAAATAGCAGTCTATCTCATAACTATCGCCCCAAATTGGTCCATGAGCACCTTCACCTTCATATTCTGTAATAGTAGCTGTATGTGGCTGCACACTTTTGGGCAACTTCATCGTGCATCAACACCTCTGTTAAGGTAACCAGCTAATAATAATAATTGCCTAGCTCTCGGTGCTAATTCTGGAGGACCACCTTGTCCTGTTTGTCCAGCATTACTAGCTTGAAAAGGTCCAATTTGTATACTGCTAAAAAATTGTTGTGTGTTAAACTCATCGAATTGACCCCACCATTCATATTGCCTTACAGTAGCCTTAGAAGCTATTTCTCCAGCTTCTATTCTACCTAAGGTGTAATAGTCTATCAAATCGCTTGCTCGCTCTAATAATCGTTCTGCATCGTCTGGTAAGTCTGCTTCCTGCACACCTAAATAATCAGCTAATTCTGTTGCTGTTGCATATGCCATAATTTACACCTTCTTCCAAAATTAAAGTGTCACATTATCACGCTAATGGTTCTTCTTCCCATACATATCCTAGTTCGTCAAGTCACACTATTCTTCTAGTTCGCCTTGCTCTACAAGATAATCAAAAAACTTTTTTAATCCTTCGCTATCTGTTGCATTTTTCATTTCTGTTGCTGTATTATATTCTCCAAAATTACTGTTAAGAAAATTAGCGTTAATCGTTCCTGTTAACCATTCGTCATTTAGTTTTCCTGCAAAAGGATTTTCTATTTTATTTTCTTCATTTGCTATTATTGTAAAATCCATTAATTAAAACCTCCCTCTATACATACACTGTTGTCAAAAATTTTGTTATTGTGGTATCAAAAGTGTCATTATTATTAATTTCTAATTTGATGTAATCATTATATAACTCTTGTTTTCCTAAGCCTACTGCCGAAGCACCGTAGTTAATATATTCAAGAATATCTCCAATTCTTGAGCCTCCATCCATAGAAGGTATCATTTCTACTGAAAAGGATAACACATCTTGAAATCTTATAACACTTCTTATTTCTCTTCCTTTTACGTTAATATAATCTGATAATGTACTTCCTGCTGTTATTGTAGCACCTTCAAATAAGCTGTGCTGTGATATTATACTACCCTTTTGCGACACATCAAATGTATTATTACTGGAATTGAAAACTCTTTGTATTACTTCTCCTACACTTGCCATTTATACCACCTTCTCAATTTTAGCAATTAATTCATCTTTATTTAATTTGTAATAACCTGTTAATTCTTCTTTTTTAGCAATTTCTCTTAATTCTTCAACAGTTTTATCTGCCAATTCTTCTTTCTCTTCAACTTCCTCTACAATTTCATATCCTTGCTGCTTGAATTTGGTGTCAAAGGCACGCTCTGACACGTGCCGTGTAACACCGCCTCTTCTAATTTTCATTAATTATCACCCTTACACTATAGCTGTAGCTTTTGTGTGAGCATAGATTCCAACAGTCTTATTATCTGGAATAAAGATGTCGTGATATACTCTAGACTGCATTAACCATCCATCTGTGCTCTGGTTAGTATCTGGGTCAAATACTTTAAGTTGTCTTTGCTTCACAATTGGAAGTACAGCTGCATCGTGCACTAACAGGAAGTTAAGTTCATAATCTGTTCCACCAGTAGTTGCAGAATATCCAAAAGTAGTACTACCATCGTTGAGTGTAATTCCAGTATAAAATCTACCTTGTGGGACTTTGACTACTGGGATATTATCATAAGTATCAAATGTTCTGTCACCAATATCCATTACATCTCTTTGGAATAAGTCAGAGTTGCGAACATTAGAATACATTTGTGGTGTCATGAATAGACGCATACCTTCTTTGTTAACTTCGCTATCTTCAAGGTTAACAATAGCTGCATCAATAGCTTCTACTGTGTTTGTGTTATCCAAGTCGGCATTAACAACTGTCCCTGCTTTAGAAGCAATTTGAGCATATCTGTAAGCATCTAATTCTGGCACAACTTCCTGCTTAGAAAATTGACCAGCAGTAAATGTAAATACGCTATTTAATGCTTCTAAGTTGTCCTGTCTATCAATTGTGAACTCAACACCTCTATCTTGTGTCAACGCGTGAGTCTCCCAGCTAAAGTTAACTGAGCCTGTAGGATAACCTGTTGCTCTGTCATAATCTCCTAATCCATCTAATGCAATTTTTGGAAGTAACACTTCACCTGCATTTTGACCATCTCTAACCAATTCCTGTGGAATACTTAATACATCGGAAGTTAATCCTCTTTTGTAAACCTCGTCTAAATAAGTTGTATATTTTTTTGCTAGTGCAATACTATTAGCCATTTAAAATCTCTCCTTTATAGTTTTAATTAAAATTTAAATTTATCTGCCATTTTTTTAGCCCAATCTTCATTACTGTCTTGTGATGTAGTTTCCTCTGAAGAATTGAAGTCACCTGCTGTTTTTCCACTAGATGCTTTTTCTTCACCAAAGTAGAAACTCTTATTTTCTTTTGCGCCTGTTACCAACTCATCAACACCTTTGACTTCTTCACCATCAACTTCTAACTGTTCAATCTTATCTGACATAGCTTTTAGGAAGTCATCAAGCGCTTCTTTTCTGATACCTTCAGCAATTGCTTTAACTTTAACCTCTGATTTTTTAAGAAATTCCTTATTCCTGTTTTCAAGTTGTTCTTTTTCTTCATTAAGCCGCTTTTTAATTTCTTCTGGATCATCCATATTTTCAATTTTATCCTGCAAATCTTTCAACTGGTCATTAAGTTTATTTTTCTCATCAACCACCTCTTTAAATCTCCAATAAGGTATCATTTTTTGTTCATTTACTTCATCCTGTTGAGTTTTATCTTCCTTTTCTGTTTTATCGACTTCTTCAGCTGTCGCATTCTCAACATTTTCTTTTTGCTCTACTTTTTCTTTTTCATCAGTCATTATAATTCCTCCTTATATTTTACATCTCTAACGCGGATGAAACGTAATTTTTATCTAGCAGTTTTAATCTGTTCTCGTTCATATTTTCTATACCTTCCAGTTTCTTCAATGAATTCTTTCTGTTTTTCCTGCCATTTTTTGCGATAATTTTTAGCCTTTCTAGCTTCATCTTCTGTCATAGCACCTGCTTCTCTGCGTTTCCATTTTCTAATTTGTCTTTCCATATATCTTTGCTGCTGCCGCTCCTCATAATTATCTGTACTACCAACAGGCTCTGGTTTAGTAGTTAACCCTTCTACCCAAAGCGTTGCGTTGTGAGTACAATTTGCGTGCCAAAGCCCGTCTGCTTCCGCTTCAGCCACAGAAGGATATTCTTCACTTCTGCCACTTATACTTAAAATTTCACCTTCCCACGGGTCACATATTGGGCAACTTTCAGCGTGTGCCGAAACTACTACCAAGTCTTCGCCGTTTTGCTGAAATCTATTTAATGAGCCATCTATTCTTGCTCTAGCAGCTGTGGTCCTTGTTGCCATTTCCGCATAAGTTTTGAGATTCCAGCTTCTACCTGATTTATCGACAAATCCGCTAACTCCTCTGT